AACGTCCGAATAATCTGCCGCAGAGACAACCAGCGGCTAGGTGGCGAACTCAACCGCAAACGGCCGCGTCCAGTCATCATCACAACCGATCTCGACGGTTCCGACTGGTAGGGGTGGGAGTACACCCCCAACCCCCGCGTCGCCGTCTCACCACCTGCTATAGAGATTCACACACAGAGATTCTGAGCTTTTGAGGGGGCCCGATGGCCGACGATCAACTCAGCCTCCTTGAGGGGCTTCTAAGCCTGTTGTGGGAGTCCTTGCAAGCCGCTGATGCGGACAAGCGGGCGTCTCTTGCCCGTGAGTATCGGGCGACTCTTGAGAAGGTTCAAGCTTTGAAATCTGCTGGTGAGGTTGGTGACCCGATTGACGAAGTTGCCGCCCGCCGATCTGCTCGGCGCTCAGGCCCCGCCAAGGGTGCTTCACGCGCCAAGTCGGGCAGCGTCTAACGCTTGGGAGGATGTTGTTGATCTTCTGGCCGCTTTTGATGTTGAGCTTGATGAGTGGCAGGAAATCGCGCTCGAAGCTGGACTGAATGAGCGACAGGATGGCCGCTGGGTTACTCAGCAGGTCGGCATCTCTGCCCCGAGGCAGAACGGGAAGACGCACCTCATCATTGCCCGCGCTTTGGCCGGTGCTCTGCTGTTTGGTGAGAAGACGATCATCGTTTCCGCTCATCAGCAGGACACTAACCGTGAGACGTTCGGTAAGTTCGTTGAGTTGATTGACGGTAACCCGGCGCTTGAGAAGCGCGTCAAGGCGGTTATGAACGCGATCAACCGCGAGATGATCACTTTCCATAACGGGGCCCAGATCAAGTTCAAAGCCCGCTCCGGTGCGGGTGGGCGCGGGTTCTCTGCTGATTGCCTGATGCTCGATGAGGCCCAGATTCTTAGTGGCCGGGTGTGGGCTTCCATTTACTCAACGATGTCTGCCCGTCCTAACCCTCAGATTTGGTTGCTTGGCACGCCGCCGACGCCGGATGATGAGGGCGACCAGTTCGGTAAGATCCGTCAGCGTGGCATTGAGGGTAAGACTCCGAAGCTCGCTTACCTTGAGTGGTCAGCGGATCGGGGCGACAACTTCGATGCTATTGAGACTTGGGCTAAGGCGAATCCGGCTCTTGGCTCGCGCCTAAACCTGGACATCGTCGAGGGTGAGCGCGCTACTTACTCCGTGGAGCAGTTCGCCCGTGAACGTCTCGGCATTTGGGATGACGCAACTACTGCCAACAAAGCGATCAACGCTGAAGCGTGGGATGCCCGCAAGATTTCCCGCGCTGAGGTTCCTACTGGCAGGCATGTCTATGCGGCACGGTTCTCCATTGACGGTTCAGCGGTCGGTTTGGCTGCGGCTATTCGTCCAGACTCTGGGCCTGTCCACGTTGAGGGTGTCAAGATCGCTTCAATGGCGGACGGCACGGCCTGGCTTGTGGATTGGTTGGTCGAGCGCCACGAAAAGGCGGCTCAGATCGTGATCGACGGCAAAGCGGGCGTGGGCTATTTGGTTCAGGCTCTCCGCGACGCGAAGGTTCCCGCGTCAGTGATCATAACTCCCGGCGCAGATGACGTTGTCTCGGCCCATTCCATGTTCGATGCCGCTCTGAATACCGCGGATATAACCCACCTTGGGCAGGGCCTGCTGGATGAGCAGGTCAAGGCTGCTGAGAAGCGGAAGATCGGCACGACCGGCGGGTTCGGTTGGGCCGCTCCGGAAGGCGGTTCTGTGGCTTTGCTTGATGCTGTAACTCTTGCCCATTGGGGCGCTAAAACAACGAAACGTAGACCGGGAAGGAAGGCCACATTCCTATGAGTGAATGGACCGCCAACGACATCTCGGCGCTGCGCATTGAGAACGTCACGGACGCTGAGCGCGAATCCGTTATCGAGTTGCTTCAGACGTGGAGCGGACGCCGGACTAAGAACCTGAAGCGCTCGCTGTATTACGACTCTGAGCAGGCATTCAAGGATCTTGGTTTGACGCTGCCGCCGCAGTTGAAGAACGCAAAGTTCTTCCTCGGTTGGGCGACGATGGCTGTTCGTAAGCCTGCGATGCGTTCCCAGTTCGAGGGGTTGCGGCTGCCTGGCTCTGAGGATCCGTTCGAGTTGGGCGAGATCCTGGCCGCGAATAACTTTGCGCTTGAGTTGGGTCAGGGCATCGTCTCGGCGTACAAGCATGGCATGGCCTTGGTGACGGTCGCTAAGGGCGCTCCGGGCGAGGTGCCGGTTCAGATCCAGCCGCACTCTGCGGAGTCGTCAGCTGCGATTTGGGACCGTCGCAGGCGGCGCGTTGCGTCGGCCCTGACTATTTCGGAGATGGGCAAGGAGAACCCTTCGGAGTTCATTGTCTACCTGCCTGATGTGGTGCTTCGGGTAGCCGGGAATGATTCTGGTCGGCTTGTTGCTGAGCGGATCCCTAACCCTATCGGTCGGACGTTGGCGGTCCCGCTGACGAATGATCCACAGATCAATAAGCCGTTCGGGCGGGCGAGGATCAGTAACCCGGTCATGGCTTTGTGTGACATGGCTGTCCGTGCGTATGTGCGCATGGAAGGTAACGCTGAGTTCTATTCGTCGCCGCAGATCGCTGTTGAGGGTATTGACCCTGACGCTTTTGAGGGGGCGACGGAGCAGAAGAAGTTCCGGTTGGCGATGGACCGGCTTATCGCTTTGACTCGTGATGAGGATGGCCGGGCGCCGAACATCAAGCAGATGCAGCAGGCTACGATGACGCCGCACTCGGATATGTTGCGGACGGTGGCGTCGGCGTTCTCTGGTGAGACGGGTATTCCGTTGAACTCGTTGGGTGTCATTCATGACAATCCTGCTAGTGCTGAGGCGATCCGGGCCGCTGAGCATGATTTGCTGATTGATGCGACGTACCACAACAAGTACATCCACGGTTCGGCGGTCGAGAATATCGCCAAGCTGACCATTATGGTCCGTGATGGTTTGACGGAGCCGCCGGCTGAGTCGTGGAAGTTGTCTGCGGCGTTCGCTGATCCGGAGTTCCGGTCAACGTCGGCTAACGCTGATGCTTACGTGAAGCTGGCGGGCGCTAATCCTGAGCTTGCATCGTCTCCTGTGCTGCTGGAAACGGTTTTCGATAGTGATCAGATAGCCCGGTTTACGCAGGAGCGTAAGCAGGCCGCTGCTGGTTCGTTGGTCCGCGAGTTGGTGGCGTCAGCGCATGCCCCGGCTGTCCAGGAGGTAACTGATGGTGGAGCGGGCGCAGCTTGAGGATTACCGCTTAGCGAATAAGGAATTGTCGCGGCTGGTAAAACGCGATCTGACGGCCTTTTTTGGCTCGTTGAACCTGTCGCGTCCGGAGGTTGCCCGCGATGCTCTCTTGGAGTTCCTGCCGCTGCTGACGGCGCAGTATGGCGACATCGCCGGTTCGTTGGCGGTGGAGTTTTACGAGGAAATGCGGGCTGCGGATGGTGCGCGGGGAAGGTTCACGCCACTAGCCGCGCCCGGCGTGCCTAGCGAGGCTATCGAGGCGAAGGTTAAGTACCTCGCCGGGCATCTCTGGACCCCAAGCCCAGAGATGATGCTTGGCGGGCTACTGACCGCCGCCGATAAGTACACGAAGCAGCCGGGTAGAAACACGATTGCGTACAACGCGCAACGCGAAGGCGTCCGCTGGGCCCGTGTACCTACTGGCTCTAAGACGTGCAGCTTCTGCCTGATCCTTGCCTCGCGTGATGCTGTTTTTGAGTCCAAGCAATCCGCGGGCGGCGATGGTCACAGGTATCACGGTGCGTGCGATTGCGCCACGGTCCGAATCTCAAAGCAGTCCGACTACCCGAGTGACTACCTGCCCGACGACTATGCCGCCAAGTATCAGCAGGCGCGAGACGCCGCAGGTTCCGGAAATATCAAGGACATCGCCGCGGCCATGCGCCGCGAGTTCCCGGACCTCGTCAATGATGGGGTCCACACCCACTAGACCACCAGCCCCGCACGGGGCTGCTTTATCCCGCACGGGAGGAACAACTGATGAGTGAAGCTACACCCGAAGCGCCCGAAGCTCCCGTGGTTGAAGCCACGGAGCCCGCACCGGAAACTCCTGCACAGGAGCCTACGGACTGGAAGGCAATGGCCCGCAAACATGAAGAGCGGGCCAAGGCTAACAAGGCGGCGCTCGATGAACTGACGGCCAAGTTCGAGGCGACCGAGGCTGAAAAAGCCACGCTAGCCGAACGAGTCCAGGAGTTCGAGACTAAGGCGGAGCGGGCTAAGACCGTCGCCGAAGTCGCCGAAGCGGCCGGAGTGCCAGCCAATGCCCTCCGCGGGAACACCCGCGAGGAACTGGAAGAGCACGCCAAGACCCTAGCTGAACTCATCAAGCCATCCGCCCCGGTCATTCCCGGCCAGGAGCGGACCCCAGGCAAAGTACCGCCCAGCGAAGACCGCGAGTTCGTCGGCAAGCTGTTCGGAAACAACAACTAACCGAAAGGCTCCATCATGGCTGTTTTCTCATCCACCGATGCGAAAGTCCTGATGCCCCGCAACATTGCGGACGGCATGATCCAGGAATCTCGCACCCTCTCCACCGTCGCCAAGCTGTCGGGCGCTGAGCCGCAGCGCTTCGGTGAAACCGATTACATCATCTTCAACGAGTTCCCCAAGGCGGAATTCGTGGAAGAAGGCGCTGACAAGGGCTCGACTACGGGCGGTTTCGGCTCCGTGACCGCCAAGCCCCACAAGGCCCAGGTCACCATGCGTTTCAACGAGGAAGTTCAGTGGGCTGACGAGGATTACCAGCTGAACATCCTCACTCAGCTTGCAGGTGCCGGTCAGGTTGCGCTGTCCCGCGCACTTGACCTCGGCCTGTACCACCGGATTAACCCGCTCACGGGCGCTGTCATCACCGGCTGGGACAACTACATCACGTCCACCACGAAGCGTGTTGAGATCGGCACGGCTGACGCTGACGCTGACCTGCGTGCCGCTGTCGGCCTCCTGCTGAACGCTGACACCTCCTGGGGCGTCAACGGTGTTGCGATTGACCCGCGGTTCGCGTGGGCTCTGGCGAACCTGCAGACCAAGAACGCTGACGGATCCCCCTCCGGCACCCAGCGCTACCCGCAGCTCGGTTTCGGAACTGACGTGTCCTCAATCCTCGGCATCAACGCAGCCCAGGGCAACACCGTTTCCGGCACCCCGGAAGCCACTGACACGAAGGTCCGCGCCATCGTGGGCGACTTCCAGAACGGTATCCGCTGGGGCGTGCAGCGTGAACTGCCCGTCGAGCTGATCCGCTTCGGTGACCCGGACGGCCAGGGTGACCTGAAGCGTAAGAACCAGATCGCGTTGCGCCTTGAGGTTGTCTACGGCTGGCACGCATTCGCTGACCGCTTCGCAGTGGTCGAAGACGCGGTGGCACCGGTCTAATGGCACGGTTCACCAACTCCCTGACGGGCTCAGTGGTGAACGTTGACGACGCGACGGCTGGTTGGCTGGGATCTGAATGGGTCCCGGCCGATCAGCCCGCGGCGGAAGACGAGAAGCCGAAGCAGCGCCGTACACGCAAGTCTAATTAGGAGGCGTCATGGCCGAACCGTTCCCATTTGCGACTCTTGACGAGTTCAAGGCGCGGTGGCCTGACTTCCCTGCCGGCGCTGACGCGCACGCGACGATCCTCTTAGAGGACGCTAGCCAGTTCATCCTAGACACGGTCCCGGCGTCGGAGACAGTTAACCCTGCTACCCGCCGCCGGATCGTGTGCGCGGTCGTTCGCCGGTCGATGGACGTTTCCTCTGTGGAGATGGCCGGGCTCGAATCGTTCCAGGCGAGCACGGGTCCGTTTTCCTATGGTGGGAAAGTCGCTAATCCGTCAGGCGATTTTTACCTCACTAAGCAGGAGAAGAAAGCGCTTGGTGCGGGTAAGCAGCAGGCGTTCGGAGTGCAGGTTGCTGGCACTGTAGCTGGTGTTCATCGCCCGTGGTGCAATCTCAACTTTGGTGCGGCGTACTGCTCTTGTGGTGCTGATATCGCCGGCGCTCCTATCTATGAGGCGGGCTAATGGCTGTGACGTTCGCGTTCCCGGTTCACCTGTTCGCACGGCATCCGTTCGGTGTTGAGGTTGAAGTCCTCAGACACAGTGCGGGTGCTGTGGTGGATGGGTATGAGGAACCGGATTCGTGGTCTACGGGGTTTTTCGCTCGGGGTTGTGTGGTTGCGCCTGGTGCGGTGTCGGAGGTTTTTGAGCCGAACCGTGACGGTGTGGGGGTGGATTTTACGGTCTATTTCCCGCCGGGCGTGTCTGTGGGTGCGCGTGACCGTGTCCGGTTGCCGGGCCATGACGATCCGTTTGAGGTGAAGGGCGCCCCGCAGGATTGGGGGCGCAACCCGTTCAACGGTTCCTCGTCTGGTGTCGTGGTTCAGGTTGGGAGGTTCGATGGGTGACCTCAAAGTGAACCGCAAGGTGATCCGTGAACTACTCAAGGATCCCGCGCTCGAAAAGCACCTACTGTCTGAGGCTCAGCGTATCGCTGCCCGCGCTGGTGCCGGGTTTGAGGCGTCGTCGCGGATCGGTAAGAACCGTGCCCGCGCTTCGGTTATCACTGACTCGTTCCAGGCCATGCGTAATGAGGCTAAGTACGGGACGTTGAGTAAGGCGGCTGGTGGTGGCTGAGTTGTTGGAGTTCCCTAACGCTGCGGTGTGGCTGATCCGCTACCTTGACCAGCATCTTGACATCCCGGTTGTGGGTGAGGTTCCTTCTACGCGCCCGGCATCGTTTGTGGTGGTGGAGAACGCGGGTGGCACCTCGGACACGCCTGTG